GTAAAGCTATTATAACACATTCTTATGAAAGGTGCAATAGTTTGGATAGAGAATTACAAGATTATTACGAAGAAAGATTTAGTACGATGTCCTCTAAAGGGTGGAAAGACCTAATAGAAGATGTAGAAAAGATGTATGAAGCAACAAACCAGATAAGTAGTACTGATAACTTTGAGGGGTTCCATAAACGTAAGGGTCAATTAGATATCTTGCAGTGGATACTCTCTCTACAACAGGTTTCAGAACAAGCCTATGAGGAGTTGCTTAATGCGGATAATGCTTGATTTTAAGTGTACTGTTTGTGAACATACAGATGAACGGTACGTAGATAATACAACAGAATACACTGAGTGTTCTATATGTAATAGTAAAGCTACTCGAATGATTAGCACACCTACTATTTCATTAGAAGGATACTCAGGTAGCTTTCCAGGTGCAGCAGCCGCTTGGGAAAAAAAGCACAGAATGGCTGCTACCCCAAGAGATTAGCTACGATAGCCAAGTAACTAGTTCCTTTCCTAAAATGCTTATATGCACAGGAGATTTAATATGGCACAAGTAATAGATGAAGTTTTAATTAATGATCTAGAGACTGACTCAATTGATAGTATTGACAACTCGGAAACTTTAGATACCTCAGCTAGTAAAGAAGAGGTTGTAGACGATCTACCAGAGAAATACCGTAACAAATCGCTAAAAGATATTATCGCAATGCACCAAGAAAGTGAAAAGCTAATTGGTAAACAAGGTAATGAAGTAGGCGAACTACGTCGAACAGTAGATGACTTTATTAAGACTCAAACTTCTAGAAACTTACAGACAGATGAAGAACCAGATCTTAGTGATGATGATTTTTACTCTGATCCAGTAAACGCAACTAAAAGGGCTATTGATAAACATCCAGCAATCAAGGATGCTAAACAACAAGCTTTGGTTATGAAGCAAGCAACTGTACAAAATCAGATTGCTTCTAAGTATCCTAACTTCCGTGAAATTGCTACAAGTGAAGACTTTGGTAAGTGGGTAAATGGATCAAAAGTACGAGTAGAGTTATACAATAGGGCTCAGAATGATTTTGATTTTGACTCTGCTGATGAACTACTTTCTACTTGGATTGAACGTCAAGAGTACACTAAGAAAGTAACTGATACCTCTAAATTAGACCGAGAGCAACAACTTAAATCGGCAGATATGGGTACATCAGGTGCAACTGAATCTACATCAAAAAAGAAATATCGTCGAAGCGATATTATTAAACTTATGCAAACCGATCCTGATCGATACGATAGTATGGCAAACGAAATTATGATTGCTTATCGAGAGAACAGGGTAATATAAAAACAATTTAGAAAAGGATTTACAAAATGGCTTTAGGCTCATCCCACGTAACAAACACAACAGGCGCCTCGTTTATTCCAGAAATTTGGAGTGACGAGATTATTGCTGCTTATAAGAAATCTCTTGTAGCAGCTAACCTATTTAAGAAAATGTCTTTCTCTGGTAAGAAAGGTGATACTATTCATATCCCTTCTCCTACTCGTGGTGTAGCTTCTCTTAAAGCAGCAGAAACACAAGTAACACTACAAGCAGCTACTGAAACAGAAGTACAAGTACTAGTAGACAAACACTACGAATACTCACGTTTGATTGAAGATATTACAGAAGTACAAGCTCTATCATCTCTTCGTCGTTTCTACACTGAAGATGCTGGTTATGCTTTATCTAAACAAGTAGATACTTCATTAATCCAATTAGGTCGTACATTCAACGGTGGTTCAGGTGTTACTTACGGTGGTGCTTACATCGGTGGTGACGGTACTACGGCATACAACTCAGGTACACCTAATGCATCTGCATTAACTGATGCTGCTATTCGTCGTACAATCCAACGTCTTGATGATAACGATGTACCTATGGAAGGTCGTTTCTTCTTAGTACCTCCATCATCACGCAACACATTGATGGGTCTAGCTCGTTACACTGAGCAAGCATTCGTTGGTGAAGTTGGTAATGGTAACACAATCCGTAACGGTGAAATTGGTAACTTGTATGGTATCCCTGTATTTGTATCATCTAACTGTGATACTGCTACTGGTGCTGCTCGTATTGCTTTACTAGGTCATAAAGACGCTGCTGTTCTAGTTGAGCAACAAGGTGTTCGTTCACAAACTCAATACAAACAAGAATACTTAGGTACTCTATACACTGCAGATACATTGTACGGTGTTAAAGAGTTACGTGACAACGCTTGCTTTGCATTAGCTGTTCCAGCCTAATAAGTAATTAGGTTTAAACCTCTTACTCCTTTGTGGGTAGGGGGTTTTTGCATAACTATTTAAGGAGAGTAAAATGGCAAAATTTAAATGTTTAGTTTCAGGTAATGTTGTTTCTTTTGAACACGCACATGATATTGAAGAAATGCACAAACATCCTCAATATGAATTTGTAGATGAAAAATTAGTTAAAGTAGAAAGTTTAGTTAAAGAAAAAACAGTAGTAGTAAAACCACAAACTAAGGATTAATTATGGCAATTTACCGTGGTGCTGGAGGAAGTGGTGATGCAGTAGCAGATACTTCTAATGCTTCTGTTACAGCTGTTGCTGCCGCTGCTGCTGCTGAAGCTAGTGCTGCCGCTGCCGCTGCTAATGTAGATGCTGAATTTGCTTTAATTACTGCAACTGCTTCTACTCTTTCAGAAGGTTCTCCTGCTACTTCTGCTTTTAATACTACAACTAAAGTTTTATCTTTAGGTATTCCTACTGGTCCAACGGGAGCTACAGGAGCAACTGGTCCTGCTGGACCTACTGGACCTGCTGGTGCTGGTTTAGATAACTTTACTGATACGCTAAATGATACAGCACCAAATGACTCAGTTAATGTTGCTGCACTAAGTGTTGTAGGTACTGCTACCGACATTGATGTAGCCATTGTTCCTATAGGTGATGGTTCTATTTTAGCTTCTATTCCTGATAACACAGCAACTGGTGGCAATAAGCGTGGCACTCATACAGTTGATTTACAAACACTACGCAACGCAGCAACTCAGGTTGCCGCAGGTAATTATGCTGTCGTAAGTGGTGGTAGATATAATACTGCTTTGGGTACTTACTCTGTTGTAAGTGGTGGTAATGGTAATGCTGCTTCAGGGAATTGGTCTGTTGTTGCTGGAGGAGATACTAATACCGCATCATATCAAGCAGCCATTCTTGGTGGATATAATAATGTTGCTTCAGGTGATTACTCTGCCATTGTTGGTGGTGAAGGTCATATAGCATCGGCACAATATTCATTTATAGGTGGAGGCTCTAGTAATACTGCTTCAGGTTATCTATCTTATGTAAGTAGTGGATATAGCAATAATGCATCTGCTACACAGTCTGCCATTAGTAATTCTCAATACTCTCTTGTTGAAGGTGACTACTCAACCATAGGTGGTGGGTATAGTAATACAATAGATATAACAGGCTATGTGGCAGTTATATCAGGGGGTGAAAACAATACTGCTTCAGGTTTTCACTCATTTATAGGTGGTGGTTATGCTAATACAGCTTCAGATGATTTTTCTACCATTGCTGGTGGAGAATCTAATACGGCAGGATATGAAGCTGCTATACTTGGTGGATATGCCAATGCTGCGACAGGTGATTATTCAGCAATTTTAGGTGGTTCTAATAATACCGCATCAGGAAATTGGTCTGCAGTTGCTAGCGGAACTTATAACATAGCATCAGGCGATTATTCTATTGCTAGTGGTAGTTTTGCTGACACTCGTGGATTATATGGTGCAAATGTATGGGCATCTAGTGCAAGTTTTGGAATTAATGGTGTCGCACAGGTAGGAAACTATATTGCAATAAGTGAAACAACTAATGCAACAGCAACTGTATTAACTTTTGACCAAGCTGCTGCTGGAACAACAAATCAATTAGTATTACCCAATGATTCAACCTACTTCTTTACCATTTCAATCTCAGCTCGTAGAACAAATGCAGACAATGAAAGTGCTGCCTATAAGTTTGAGGGATGTATAGACAGAAATACAAATGCTGCTTCTACTGCCTTAGTTGGTGTGCCAGTAAAAACAATACTTGCAGAGGACACAACTGCTTGGGATGTATCAGTAACGGCAGACACAACCAATGGTGCATTAGCAATTACAGTAACAGGTGAGGCATCTAAAACTATTCGCTGGGTTGCTCACATTCAAACAGTAGAAGTCGTAGGATAATAGGAGAAATAAAATGGCATTAAAATTAAACATTACAGATACACAAACTGGTTCAGCATTTACTAATGCGTATGCACGAATCAAGGGCTTTACTGGTGACAAGACAAGTGTTAAATACATTGTTGAAATTCATGCTACAGCACAAGCTAGACTTGATAACAAACGACCAGTAGTGCGTCAATCATTTACATTAGATTCCACTAGCTTTAATGGTGATGTTTTGCCATTGTTGTATGCTAATTTAAAAACTCAATTAGGTTATGAATCCGCAGAGGACTGCTAATGTCTATTGAAATCAATCAAAAGGTAGATACCTTAACACCATCTACAGGTGTTTTAAAAGTCGCATCTACTGTTGAATCTACTACTGGTGGATTTAAGTTTCCTGATGGTACTACGCAAACAACGGCATCAACTGGTGGCGGTGGTGGTGGTTCAGGCACAGTTACAAGTGTAGCAGCAACAGTTCCTACTGGATTGTCTGTTTCAGGCTCACCAATTACTACAAGCGGTACATTGGCTATTACTTATGCGTCAGGTTATGCAATACCAACAACAACAAGTCAAGCAAACTGGGACACAGGATATACTGACCGATTAAAATGGGATGGTGGTGCTACTGGATTGGTTGCATCAACAGGGCGGACTTCTTTGGGTCTTGGTTCACTAGCTACACAGTCAGGTACATTTAGCGGTACATCATCAGGCACTAATACTGGTGACCAAAACTTATTTCAAACAATTGCTGTATCAGGTCAAAGTAGCGTAGTGGCTGACACTACAGCAGATACATTAACGCTTGCTGCTGGTGCTAATGTTACTATTACTACAGACGCATCAACAGACACAATTACTATTGCATCTAGTGGTAGTGGTGGTATGTCGTTACTTTCAACAGATACATTTGCTACTGCTGGTACATTTAGTGGTGGTTGGACTAAGAATGGTAGTGCTAAGATTGTATTAGTCGTAGCCATTGGTGCTGGCGGTGGTGGTGCATCAGGTGGTGCATCTCAAAACGTGGCTTATGGTGGCACAGGTGGCGGTGGAGCAGGGGCTACTGTTCGTAATGTA